CAGCTTTAACAGCCCACTAACGCGACCATATTCGAAACGCTCGCGAGAGGACGCGAGCGTCTGCGAGGATTGCCCACCTCGCACCGATGAGATAGGGCGAAAACAAGGAGACACATTATGTGTGGACTAGCAGGAATGGTACTCAGTACCAAAGAAAGGACAGGGGGAGAACTCGTCAAGATTCGCGAGAGTTTTTCAGCCCTGATGGTTGCGACGGAAGTCAGAGGCAAACACGCAACCGGCGCGTTTGTCTTAAACCGGAACGGGGCTTGTAAGTATTACAAAGCCCCAAAGAGCGCGTCAATCATGATGCGCGATGGACAATGGTGGGGGCTGATGGATTACATCACCAACGACACCGTCGCGGTGATTGGTCATGTAAGATTCGCGACCCACGGATCGCCGGACGTGAACTCGAACAACCATCCGATTATCCAGTCGGACATTATTGGAGTTCATAACGGCGTCATCTCGAACGATTGCGAACTGTGCGAGAAATATCCTTACGATGAGGATGTCGATTCCGCCGCAATCTTCTCGATGCTGGCAACCAAATCAGCGAAAAAACGCCTCAATACCGACATGATCGGAAAGGCTCTGCCGGAACTGAAAGGCAGTTTCGCGATCATGGTTGCAGACGGTCGACGCCGAGACAGCATATTCGTCGCCAGAGACGCGACAAACCCTCTCGTCTACCATAAAGACGTAGACGCCGGAATCATCTGGCTTTCGTCCACGGGAGACATACTACGAAAGGGTTTGGGCATCAGCGATATTGCTGTCATGTTCCCAGCTTATTCGGTGGCGAGGATTTCTCCCGTCCATGCGAAGAACGACAGACCCCTCAAAGTCAGCATATGGCATAAGCCCGTCCGAATCTTCTCGATGGACGAGGACGACGACGAGAACATCGCTTGGCTAGAGGACGAACTAATGGCGACCGCGAAAGAGTGGTGGGAGTTTGAAGATGTCCAATAATAAAAGATTGTGCATAAACGAAAACGAGCGGACACAACAGATATGCTCCTCTCCCGTAGCGCGGGGAGAGGCATTCTATTGCCGCAGACATCGACCTTCGATCCCGACCGTTCGGCTGTACAACCCGTCGCAAAAACGACGGGTGATACTCAAGACCACAGCCCGTCGTATAAAATCGCTAATCCGGCGGCACAAGCCGTTTTATCTGGACATTGACGGGGACGTTGTCCGCGTCATGTCCAGCGGATACATATGGGAGCATCAATGCTCGGTCAACCAGTACATCGGGGGAATGTCGTGAACGTCAACGATCAACAGCTTACGGAATTTAGAGCCAGCATGACCTCGATTCGCTACTTTGTGACGGTAGCGTTTCGAGACGTTTTCAGAAACAAGCACGGATCACGGACTCCGTGCTTAATGGAAAGCTACCAAAAGAGACAGACTTGGAAATCTCTGATGTTTTCCGTTTTGCCTCAAGAGTTCTGCCGCGACTGTAATGATATTTGGGATAACCAAGTGACACTCGAACGAAATGTCGCCCTCAAATTTTGGCAACATTGCGACATGCTAACCGACGACAAGTGCGTCGAGTTGCGATGGTACTTTCAGCCGAACTTATTTCCGGTCGAGGACGGGACAAAAATGCTGTCGCCATTCGACCACGCTCACAAATCAAGAGTTCTCGGCAACACGGGGATTCTCAATTGTTTCGACGATCGCGAATCGTTTTACAGGGATTAGGCTCAGAGCGGAGAGACGGTTTTCGAATCGTCTCTCGTTCCAATCTATCGACTGTCTGAGCAGTCGAAATTTTAAACAAGGAGAAATATATATGACTGATTGGATGAAACTCAGATCGACGAACGCAGACAATGCGGACAAGCTACAAAAAATCCTCAAACAGAAGGGAGTTCAGCACGTCATCGTTATGAGTTCGCTCGACACAATTATTGAAGTGTCGGGAAATCATAACAACGGGAAGGGCGGGTGGATCGGTAAAATCGCGGGTGATAATAACGCTCGGATAACCGACTTCAAATACCCGCCGTTGAGAGACGACCAGTATATCGACGTGTCTTGTGGAAGAACTGTCCTTGATAAAAACATGCTCGACCATCTCAACAGGTGCAACGATTGCATAAGCAACATCGCCCCTGAAGACGTGCGAGCGTCGAAGGGACGGGAGATCAACACAGAGCGGGACAAGGCGAAAGCCTACAACGACAGACAGCCCGTGAACATCACGCAACCCGCAATCCCTCTGGAGGAACAGCAAGTGGCAGAACCCGCGATGGAAGTAACGTCGATCGAAAAGACCGAAGAGTCAGCCGAAACGTATTCCGAAATCTTCGAACGTCTGTCTCGTATAGAGACGGAACTATATGTCGAACTTGATCGAGTCGAAACGCTCAAAAAGTCGTTCCAAGAAATGAACGACATCGAGAAAAAACTCAAAGAACTCGACGATGAAATGACACGAATCGAAGAAGAGCGAAAACGTATTTTGACCTCTGGTCTAAACAACTGAATGAGAGAGAGCCGAGCGATCGGTTCTCTCGTTTAGGAGGGCTTATGAGCCACAAGATGAACGATGAACGAGACGACAATATCCGCGACGGCAGATATGAAAACGAAGTTATTTCCGAAGGAGGGAATATGACGACAGATGAAGAGTTGCAGTTCAACACGCAACAACAAGAATCGTGGGGACAGCTTTTCTCCCACTCCAACCTCGCATCGCTGGGGACTGACATCGAGGACGCCATCAACGTCCCTGATGCCCTGAGAATCGCGGGTCTTGATTGGGAGGTCGAAAAGAACCCGACTTTTTATACACGAGACGACGACGACGGAATGGCATTTATTAAGTCCAAACAGTTCTATTCGATCAGTCGGACAGATACGAAGGACGAATTCTGCCACGCCACGAGTCGTTACCAAACGGTTAACAACGCCGATGCTTTCGGTTTTGTCGACCTCCTATGCGAAGAGGGTGCGCGCTTTTGGAGGGCTGGGGAGTTCAGAGGAGGGCGGAAAGTTTTCATGATAGTGAAACTTCCTGTCCCTTTGACGATGTCCTCCGGCGACACGATAGCGCGGTCGATCATAGTATCGACCTCGCACGACTCGACGCAGGGTATTCGGGCGAACTGGTTGCCGATTCGGTTTGCCTGTTCCAATGTTATCGCCGCGTCGATTGCAAATAGTCCAATGGTTTTTCGGCACACGCTGTCGATGGCTGACGGTGTAAACGCAAAAACGGCGAGGCGAATTCTCTACGATGCGGAGCATTATTATTCTTCGCTCGACAGGTATGTGAACGCGATGGAAGTTCAGCCGTTTAACGATGGCGATATGGAGAAATTAATCGAGAACGTTTTCGATGCTCCCAGAACTCCCGACGATAAAAATCGCCTGTCCAATAATTATTTATATGACACTTGTCTCCAAACATTCCGCAGAGGGAGAGGAACATTCGGGCTTACAAAGTGGGACGCGTATAACGCGATCTGCGAGTATCTCGATTACTATCGCCCGATTGGAAATAAGCTAGACTCTGTCGCCAATCCAGCCATGCAGAACGAGAGGCATTTTAACTCGATTCTCTCGACGAACAGGTTCTCAGGAACTAAGTTGCGAACCAAAGCGTTCGGACTGTTAACCGCTTAATTTTCTTATATAATCAGGTAGTTTATAAAGGAGGGATAATGACTACCGCAACACAATTCGTGTGGAGAACGGCTCGCGAGACTGCCGAGATTCTCGGCATCAGTCGAACGAGAGTGAACCAGCTTGCCCGCGATGGTCGATTCGGGCTGAATGCTTACAAAAAGTATTCAGCCGAGTTGAACTTTAACGGCGTCTGGTACATCCCGTTTCCCAACGAGTACAAAAGACAACCAGAAGGGCGACCGCTTGGCAGTAAATCCAAGACTGCTTTTATTTAATCTGTTAAGGTAGCCTGTCCACAATAAACTAATCCAGAGTCATAGGAGGGCTGTATGGATACCATTTTTCGTGATCGAATTTTGATCACAAACGTTCAGGACATCGACTGGGCGTACAAACTAACAGGGGACATCAAGGCGATTTCGCCTAAGTACCCGACCTCCAACATCACGCTGTCGAAGCAGGATGCCGGAGACAAAATACCAAGGCAGGGCGATCACGTCCTCTGCCAGTTCGAGGCGGACAACCTCAAAAAAACCGATTACTCAACAGAGGATCAGGACAAGACGTGGAACTGGTACTGGAAAATCTCTCAGTACGACATCGACTCCGAGGGTCAACCGGACGGCGGTGACGACCTCTGGAAAGAAGCAGAGAAAGGGACATATAATCCGCCGACCAATAACGGGAAAGCGATTAATCGCTCCGTTGTGGACAATGTCCGAATCCCCGACTATACGAAAGACCTTCGACCGGAGGAAAGATATCGAGCGACAGCGTCCAACGCACGAACTGCGTTGATGCTGGCGCGGGAGATCATGACCGAAGACGGAGCAATGACCGCGAAATGGTACGAGGGAGAGGACGAAGACGCCTTTCTTATTAATAACGGCTTACTGTTCGCGCTGTCTGATAGTCTGTTCGGATATATTCAATCTCGAACAAACGGCACGGACTTCGTAGAATGGGTCGAGCCGCCATACGATTCTCCGATGGTCGATGCTCTGGTCAAAGACGGAGCAACAATCACGGAGATCAAACCAAAGCCCGAATCCCCCGTCTATGAGGACGGAGCAATGACTATTGCCCCCGACTCGACTGTCGATAAAAGAATCGACGATGCTTTCCCCATCAAAGACGGAGTCGCGTTCAAAGAGGCAGTTCTTGCCAGAGGACACGACCTCGCATGGGCGATGGATCGATTCAAAAGGCTGGGGATTGCCAAGTCCTCGGACTACGTCTCTTCCGGAAGGGGTTCATATAACGATCTCCTCAAAGAGATCGTGAATCTCCCTGACGAAGACGAAGGAATATAGTGGGAACTCCGCTATATTGCGGAGCGAACGGCTGTAATACCCACGACTATCAGGTCGCTCCGGCTTTCTGCGATTACCAATGGCAACTGCGACAAGCAGATTTGGCTCGCAAAGAGTCGGAACGATCTATGGAGCGCACGATCAAGGACGTCTCTCTGGTTCTCAGAGAGACGCTCCTCGATGTTCTCGACACTATCGAGACAGTAAAGGAGGAGAAACCCCCATATCGCGCTCCTAGCCAGCCGAACGTCTCTGCAAAACGAAACAAGCGAGGAGGGATTTCATTATGACGTATCAATACGAGAGCGATGCACAGCCACAACCTCCAGAAATGGAAGTCGATGGCGAAATTTATACGCTTACTTGGCACGACCGAAACATCAGAATGACAATCGACAGATTCCATACTCGATCGGAAGAAACGAAAGCCGAAATCAAAGTCGAATTCGCCGACAGACCGGAGAGCGAGGCAATGATAACGCGCGGACGTGCTGGTCTACTTTCAACATTCAAAAACCTGATCGACGATTGTGTCGAGTTCGGCGGCGATTGGATCGAGCAAGGCGACTGGAAAATCATGTTCAAACAAATGTCGATCACAGTCCTCGACCGATTCCGCATGGGAGAACCCGTACTGAATCTCGCGACCCTTGAGGACAAAGGACAAAAACCGTTCATCGTGTCACCGTTTATTTTTGAAGGTTCGCCGACGATTATTTACGGGCGCGGCGGGGTTGGTAAGTCCCTGTTCTGTCTTTATTTGGCAATGCTGATGCAGACCGGAAACAGCGAAAATCGCCTCAACGCGTCGGGAGGAAACGTCCTTTATCTCGATTGGGAGGCAGACCCCGACGAGTCGAAACATCGGGCAGACCTCATCGCTCACGGCATGAACATATCGCCGAACGTCAACATTCATTATCGGTTCTGTGCCGAACCGTTTACCAACGAAATCGACGTCATTCGGAGACTTGTCACCAAACTCGATATCCAGCTTGTTGTAATCGATTCCATAATTCCGTCATGTGGAGGGAACGCAATTGATCCGGAAGTAACATCAAAATACTCCCGCGCAATTCGATCTCTGAAGACTTCAAAAGGACAGGTCGCGACGCTCTTGATTGGTCACACGACCAAGCAAGAGGATAAGTCTGGAAGTCCGTTCGGCTCTGTTGTCTGGAGAAACTTCGCGAGAACCGTCTGGGAATTTCGCGCTCCAACACAATCAAACTCGGACGTTGTTGATGTTGCCTTGGTTCATCAAAAAATAAACCTCGGAAAAACCCTTGCTCCTGTCGGGATGCAAATCCTATGGGGAGAAGGTGCGGTCAAGTTCAAAGCTATGGACGCAAGACGACATCCGTTGTTTCGTTCAGATATGCCGCTAGGAGAGCGAATACACGTTCTTTTAGAGGATAACGGTACGATGACACTCGAACGCATAGTGTCGTCGCTGAGAGGGGTCGAGGAGAGCGATATCCTTGATATTCTTGAAGGTGACAATCGCTTTGAAAACGTCGGGGCTGGCTGGCAGTTAGTTTCGATTTAGAGGATCGCGTGGGACTCTTGGAGATAATCCCCAGAAGGCTCGTCAAACAAGGTTAAAAAAAGCGAGCCGTTCTGTTTAGTCTTTATGAGGAGGGCTAGTCCCACGCTTTCCGACGGGTGCGGATATCCAAGTCCGCATCCGAGAAACCATATTACCACTTTTCACAAATTGAAAGACGTTGGATGAACAGATTCCACACACTCCACGAACGGCGTTTCGCGTCGTTCCTGAAGTCATCTGCACGATCTGCGATCGTGCCTGATGAAGACTTCTGTTTTTCTTACACTTCGGGCAGTAAGCCTTGGGCTTAAAAATCACTACTCGTTCTCCAGCACTTTCAACGAAACACCCGCGAGGAAACCGAATAACGCTCCTATTATTGCGGTAATCACCTCCACAGCCTGAAGTTGAACCCCAACCCATAAACCAACACACGAGAAAGCGGTCGCGCATAAAATGGCGATCATAATCTGCGGTCGTATTTTTCCAAACTCCATTAATTAAACTCCTTTGATTCCTTTGCATATCGTGGATGGAATATCAGACGATGGTTTTTTCTTTGTTGTAACACCGGATCGAGTCCCGTGTTCAACTCTCGCGCTTTGCGCTCTCTTTCGTCTAACCAGACACATGTATGACACGATAATTTTGTCATTACGGATTCGCATTCTCGATCGCTGGCTCTGGAAGGATCAGTTCAACATTGTTAGAAACAGCCCACGTATATCCCAAAACGGAGTCCTTGATTTGGAACTCCTTGGTTAAAAGCGACGAATCGTGTCCGACTTCGTTCTGGACTATTTTCAAAGTTCCGATGTCAAGATTTTTAAAAACGCACCCTGCTCCGCCTTTCGAATAAACGTTGCTCAATTTCAAAGTTCCGATCCGCCCATTTACTCCCGAAGTGGTTGCCGCTATGACGATTCGATCATACGTTCCCCCCGTGGTACTTAGAGAGTTAGCCATATGGAAACCCCCCATCGCAGTTCGGTTCGGTGCTGTTCCGGCTTGTTGATAGATACTTAGCCCGTCCGCGAAGTTCGAGTCCACGACCACGGAGTGTGCGTCTATCGATTCGAACGTCATTGTCTTACATCTTGAGGACTCCACGATTAACGTCCCGATGGTTATTCGGGTTGCAACGAATGCCGGAGTCTCTCCGCTCGCCGCGATTGCTGGCTTTCCGCTGACTATAACTGCCGGACATTTCGCAGTTCCAACCTTTGCCGGATCGACTGCATCGCATACCGACGGGATCACCGAGGCATCACTATTCCCCGATCCTCCTTTGTAGATTTCACCTGTCGAAATATTCTCCAGAATAATTTCTCTTACAGGGACAGCCCCAAGATTAATTCCCAGCGTATTGTCCGCATACTCTTTGTCTATCGGCTTATCATTCGGAGCGTTATATTCTCCGTAATCTCCGCAGGAAAAGCACCTGTCCGCCATCAAGGTCTGATCCACGGTGACCGCCGAAGTCGCCACCCCTCCCACAGCTAAGAACGAGATAGCCATTTGAGGCGATAATCCCATATATTTTGTTAGAAAAATATATGGAGAACGTAGCATGGTAAATGCACGACGCCACTTTGTAGATTCAGAATTTAGATAATCGACTTTCTCGAATACGACGTCGCGCCAGCGTTTGACCTTACGAAATGCGGAAGTTAATTTCGGAGAAAGCGAACGAATGGCTTTGCGAGATTCGGGCTGTATAGCCCCTGTCAGAAGAATGGCAATCGAAACGGGAAGGGAAATAATCCAATTTGCATTAACAGGCTCGATAAGCCCGTTCGCGTACATAAGGGAAGGTTCTAGCCAACACCCCATATAATCAACGCACGTCGTTACATAAGGAAGGATAAATTCGAGAGGGTTCAAGTAGCTGAGAACCAGCCCAACAATCCCAACTAAAAACAACGAGACGATTAACGCCATCGTTAATATCGTCGAAACCTTCATCTTTAACATATCCATATTAATCCTTCTTTCCCATTACACTACTTCCAGTCAAGATAGCACCAAAGGACAGGTGAAATAATCCACCACCTTTCAGAGTAAATGGCTCGTGTTGGCTGACCAATTTCTTGAGGTATTCAAGTTGCACGATAGGGTCTTCAATCTCCTGTAAATGACTCATGTAATCCGCTAAATCCAATCCCATTCTCGCCACTCCGTAGTACACAGGCACTACAACAAAGTCATAGATACAGATCACCAAATACACTATCAAAGCTGTCCATCGCCATTTCATGCTCCGTCTTTTAGGTGTCTGATCAATAAATATGCCCCGATTGCCAAACCGGTTATCCCAAGACCTAATCCGTAAGATGCTATTTTTCGTGTCATGCTTTGTCCTTCTTCGTCTCTAAATACTCTTCTTTTTAAATCGTCTAACTGGTTGAGCAAGAACGAGACGTCTGTGTCTCTGCTCATTTTTTATTTCCTTACATAGTCACCGCAACTTCGATGATGTTTATCTTTGCAACGCCTGTCAGAATATATGTCGTTCCGTTGGTGGATGTTTTATTTGCCGTTAATGACCAAGCTGTGGACGCTGTTCCGTTTGGTAAGAACTGGCACGAGTAAATCACCGTTCCGACATTCTGATCCGAAGATGCCGCAGGGGTCACTCCGCTGACGGTCTTTTTAGTTGCGCTGTTATATATAAAAGCCAGATCGTACGTGAACGCTCCAATGAATCCAAGCCCGCTCGGAATATATGTATTCTTTGCGCCATACCAGAAATTCGCAACGAGAATTTTGTTCGACCCTGTCGCGGTATAAGTGCTATTTCCTATCGTATAAACCCCTGTATCGCCTCCATTCCAAGCCGATCCAGCGGCATAGGTCGGCGCGGTCTGTGCCGTTTCTGATGTCGAGATCGTATGCTGATGGTCACCCGCCGCCGCTTCCGTTGCTCCTGTTCCCAGACTTCGCAGAGACGGCGTCCCAGCCGCTTGATCTGCCGCCGTTAAATCCACCGCAACGCTTCCGTCGTAATAAAGAATATCGACGCTGTTTCTTTGAATCGTCCCCGTGACCGTCGGGTTTGTCGATTGGTCTGCGAATTGAAATCCTGCGATATTAGAAAACGAAACTCCTGACAACGTCGCTGATCCATCTCCTGCCGCGCCCGTGTGGGCGTGGACAGAGAGTTGGTTCATGTTGTCTCTGATTTGTTCGTTAAGCGATCCCGTACCGGACGCCAGAATAATCTCGTCGGTTGCCCATGTTTTCGGTGCTGTCCAAGCCATTACAAACTCCAGCCATTACAATCAGAACAACCGCTCGAATGGGCTGTCCACTTAGCCTCCATATCGCTAATCGATAAGGATTCTTTACTCGTTATAAATTCGATCGTTCCCATGTAATCTGCCGTGATGATAAGGGCTTCGGGAGGGTCTGTCGTTATGTCTAGCCCGCTATTTTCCGCGCTTAATACTGCGGTGCGAATATGGGTGCAGATTGCTTGTTGTTCTTCGCCTGTTCTGTCTGCCATGTTTAATCCTTAATGGGTATGATTCCCTGCCGCCGCTTGCGTCGCACCCAGCCCAAGTGTTCTGGCACTTGGCATCGATGCGTCCGCGTCCGAATCTAATTGCACAACTTCTGTCCCGTTGTAATATCTCAGGTTGGTATTTACTCGCCGGAGTTCTCCCGCCCAAACGAACGACGCCAATGGGTTGCTGTTAAGTGCCATGTCTGTCTGTCCCGTATAAGTTCCACCGACATCGAGGACACTTCCTCCGTCACCCGCCGCGCCCGTGTGAGTGTGCGTCGACAATGCGAGAAAATTATCACGAATATACGTGTTCATCACCGATGCCGTGACCATCGTTTCGCTCCATGTAAGCGGTGCTGTCCAAGCCATAACCGTCTCCTAAAACGCCGGAACTACTGATTGACCTAATATTCCCTGATCGAGTTTCCACAATTGCGAATACCCACCAATCGCCGGAGAGAGCATCCATGTCACATTGTGAACCGTCCCGCCCTGTTCGATTTTATGGAAAATATTCTCAATAAAAAATTCCGAATTAATTCCGAGGTTTGCGTTGTTCTGTGCAACGACTGTAACGCGATCTGATATGTCTCTCGCTATCGCTTGATCCATATTATTCTGCGAAACATTTGCATTAAATGTCATTGTCAAAATCGGCACGGGAGATTTAAAAATCGACATGTGATAATTACACCATGATTGCGCTTGAACATGTGTCGGGATGAACTCTGTCGCCGCCGTGTGCATACGATCTCCGAAGATCGCTTGGCTCGCACTATCAACCGCTTGGACGATGACCGGATCATCTCCCTGTACGCTGTCCCCTCGCGCCTTGAGGAGTGTTATAAATACGTCGTCAGTTGTGTGTGTATTGGTGACAGTAATAATCATCTGTGTCGCTGTCTTTACGACATCGACATCGAGATAGGTTGTCATATCGTTTCCGCTTCCGTCTGCCGCCAGATTCCCCCTGTAATCCGTACTGGCTGTCACGTCATGCCATTCGTTAACTTCAATGGCGTCGAGCGGAGAATTTGTGTTCGGATAACTTGCAATCCACATTCTCTGTTCGCTTGGCGTAAGCATCGGACTATCCGCCCCCGTGTCCCCAAGTGTCCAGAGATCAGCAAAGTAAGAGAACGTATATCCTCGATAAACCGCTTCGACGTGATTCACGACAGTTCCGAGCGGGTCTTCCTGTTTTAATGTCATGTAAGAATGTGTCGCTCCTCCCGCGTCGCTGAACGTTACAAGTGACGCATCATAAGGTGGGTTCAATCGCGTTTCGCGAGACTCGAAAACAATCTTCCCGTCGTATGATTCGCGGACGAATCCGGCTTCGGTTTCTTCGACAAGTCTCAGGGCTTTGATGGTTGCTTGATCTGTTGTCCACCATCGGGTCATTGTGGTCTTACCCTCTGCGAGAGTCCTGTCGGTAGCCGACCAATCCGCCGCATCAAGAATCGCCCCGATTGCTTGATCTGTGCGGATGTTGAGTTCCGTTGTCGACTTCGGCATGAACTCATTTAGAAAACCGAGTGCGCCATATGCTTCCAGAGTACACGTCGCAAGAGCGGTCGACGCTGGCTTCGGTGCAATTGTTTGAAGTTTGCCCACCCACATGTCCTGCGCTTCTGTGGAGAAATTAAAAGGAAAGGTATAGGGAAACGAGGCAGATACGCCAGTTCCGAATCTTACCGACCGCGCCGGAAGAATGTTTCCTGCTAAAACAGAGGAGGCATTTAGAGGCGAATACTTTCCAGATTCATTGTTGAGAATTGCCGTAAATTTTCCGGCAGAAGAGTTCCCCGTTAGTTGCGACGCGTAGTCTCTACCGCGTCGGAAACTAACGCTCAGAACGTCCGAAGTTATATCGTCATAAGTGCCGATAAAATCCCCGTTATTGTCCCAGTCAACTTGAAGTTCGTAGGTTGTTGTCACCATTTAATTCTGCCTTCAGTTCATCCCTTTGTCGCTCTGCAACAATCCTTCTAAGTTGCTCATTTGCCAGAGGATTCTCAGCACATAATTTCGCTATATCTGCATCTGTAATTTTATCTTCCATCGAGGTTTGTATGGGCTTTTTCTATACACCAATCCGAAACCATTGTTTCAACTTCGGCGTCCGTCATATCTCTCATTTCAATCGGATTTCCTATGTCACTTGGGTCTACCTGAGTTCTATAAGGCTGAATCGCATGAATCTCTTGTACAAAAGTTAAGAGTTCTGCATGGGTAAGTAGAGTTCCACCGCCAAGTCCTATTCCAACTGCCCAAAATGTTTGGGGGTCACTAGAAATTTCTGTGGGATGCCGAAAGCTGGGCGCATCAAAGATGTAACGAGGCTGTTCTTCCCTTGCAACTAATTTATACTTCAGAATTGCCATGCTTGTCCTCCCTGTATAGGAATTCCCCTCTTAATAATTTATCTAACCCAATGTGATTCAAAACATCCTGATGGGCATCCCCGAACTGTTCTACCATGTCATCAAGAAACGCATATAAATGAGTTACCCTTGGCATAGACCCTTGTTCAATTAATTCTTCACAATGAGCAATATAATTCCCGATAATCTTTTGAGCAGATTGTAGGTGAATGCCATACTGTTCAAAGTATTCTGCATTACCGTTGGTAATCCTACCTTGAAGAATCATATCCCTATGACCCTGACGAAACGCTTGGCGAATGTGATGTTTTATTTCATCACGTTCTGCATCCATTTCATCCCAATTCTCAGGGATGCCATTGTTAACTCTTATCTCTTCATAGGCTTCTTGGAAAACTGCAAGTTCTTTAAACGCTCCATCAAGATAGATTTTACCTCTCTCCTGTTGGTATAAAGTTTCCTCTATCCTGATTTCAGCTAACTCATCTCCTTCTTCTGCTTGACGTTGCCACTTTTTTAAAGTGACTTCCATTTTCCTCATTTGGAAGTATTGTGATTCAATAGCCTTTCTTCTATCCTCAATCTGAGCAAGACATTGACGCAATCTTCTATAAGGAGCATCGGTTAACATGGTGAGAGTCATCAACTGGTTCGTTGTCTGAGTTTGAGTTCGACCAAGACTTTTATTTGCCCTATCAATCTCAACCATCTTTTCTGACACTTTTACTAACTTGTCAGGAGTCATTGTGTCTAAACCTGTCGAGATATGTTCGTATACTTTCGCAAGGTCAAACTGCTCTTCTCTTTTAATTAAGTCAACCATTATTGATTTCCTACTCCTGCTCCGTTTGTAGTAACACCATAATTCAATGCGTTAGCCCCCACAGTAGCTAAAGCCAATGTTCCGATATTAAAAAGTAAAGTACCGGATTCGTAAGCAGATAACCCCTGTCCCCCTGCAATCATTCCATAAGTTCCATTTCCTGTTGTACTGTTTGCTTCTCTAGCGTTTGCCATGTTTCCATAATCAGTACCAACACCCCATGATGCCGTAGTGTAATGGAACATAGCGTTTGCATGTCCACCACCTTGCCAAGCACCACCTGCAAGAACTATTCGTGAACTTCCTAAACCACCGTCAATAGCGTCACAATCAAAGTTATATCTAGGGCTACCTCCACCTTCTAAGTTCCCTGCATTAGTAGATGTTCCTCCAGTTGCAAAGGTTTCATAGTCCCAATTTGTATTAGCTGAACTTGAACTGGTTCCTCCAAACGTACAGAAATAAGTTGCCCCACTTGCACTTCCTCCTTTATCACGAGTTCCATATAAGCTCCCATGGGCTGTAGAAGTACCTGTAGATGCAATAGTAATCTTATTTTTATTACTTGTTGGCCCACCGGAAGTCCAATTGTAGCCCCCTCCATATATTCCTGTTGTTCCGTCACTTCCACCTCTGGCGGCATAGAATGAATATGGTGCATAAGCACCAAAACTCGTTGAATATGCAAAAGTGGCAGTAGTTAGGTAATATATCCAATTCTGAGCAGAACCCCAATTGGCGTATCCTCCTGCGTTTACAATTCGAGCCTGATTAGACATCTTCCCTGTATAGTTCCAACGCTGATACCAATTCATTGTGTACGTTGAAGGTATTGTCCAAGCAGATGCAAGAGTAACGCTGTTGCAATATTCATAACGTATCTGGTAACCACTACTTCCACCTGAACCATAACCGCTATAACTAAAGTATCTATCTCCTGCCCAAGCAGGTATAGGAACGAAAGGAAGAGGCCATACTTCTCCATAGGCGGCATTGCGTTGCTCATTTAAATCCCATATCCCGTTGGCATCAGTAGTATTAGGTATTCTAGGCATAATTTCTCCCTACACTAGAAATAGATATGGCATTACTGGAAATATACCCAATTGATAATTAGTTCCATTATTGCTGCCAAAAGGAACCGAATCAGAAAAAGTTCCACATGTTGCTATATTTTGAGTAATGACGTTTCCATCACTTAATGTGATTGTGTTTCCCCCATATCCTCCACCAATAAAATTTCCCGCTGTACTTCCCCTATAGGTAACTGCGGTCGTTCCTCCAACTCGATAAGCGAAAGCGATTGTATACGTTGACCCAAAACTTAAAAGTGGCATTGCCCCCGACCCGCTGTAAGGAGTGGAAGGGTCAGGATACCTCAAAAACTGAAAAGCCCCAACGGATGCCCCTTGAGTCACCCCTGCAAAATAATCCCCCCATACATCACTTCCCATTGGATATCCCGGATATACAAAGCCAGTATCGTAAATAACATTTGCAGTAACACAGCCATTCCCTGAATATATCTTTCCCATCCACGTTGGCGCACCTGATGACATCCATGAAGAGGTCGAGACTCCAAAACCAGCTCCGAATATTTTGTATCCTGTATGAGAACCTGTTTGAGTAAGATTAAAAGAAATAGCGTCAACATTATTCCAATTAGCATCCATTGACCAATTGCCTGTCATAGTGCTTGCCGCTCCCGCATTTGTTGCCGCGGCATTTCCATCTGTTATGGTGACGGTATCACCAGAATATCGCCTAATATAATAAGGTGTCCATGAAGCAGGGATATGAGCATCAGGCCATTCGCCACCTTCCCTAGCCTTTCGGACAGCGTTCATTTTCCACATGCCATTGGCATCATTATCGCTGTTACTTGGGATTCGGTAATTGGGCATTAAGCAACATCCGTGATGGCTTCATAACTTACAACAATATCTAGGTCATCAACAGTTTGAGCAACTGCCATTAATCTGTTTCCTGTCCCGCTTGCGTTGTGGTTTATATATAAAGGTGTATCTATAAGATTGAGAGATGAATCCGCAGGGATTGTAATTGTCTTGGCTATATAAGTTGCCACGGTGTTTTCATCTATATAAATATCAATGTCACAGTTATTAGTTCCATCAATATTTGAGACGATTATCATGTTGACCTTATGGGTGTAATTCGTAGGAACTGCATCCATAATAGCTGTGGCTGTAATTGCCGATAATTTGGTCGTTTGATTCTGTCCATAAATATGTTCTACAGCCACTATGTCGGGTGGATTCGCCATTTCATTCTCCTTAAAAAACTATTGCCATCGCTATGGCTTTTCCTGTAGTAACTCCCCCTGATGAGGCGGTAAACCATTCAGGGATTCCCCCTGCTGAAACTCTTAATTGCTGATTGACTCCCCCTATACCTAATTTGGCAAGAGTGTTCGCGCCGCTTGCATATGGAACATCTCCTGTCGTCCATGTCGATTGACCAGTACCGCCATAAACTTCTGTGACGGGAGTTCCTTGCCAAAGCCCTGAACTGATTGTTCCAACCTTAGTGATTGCCAGCCATGCCGGAAGTCCACCCGATACCGTCAGCACCGTATCCGTTGCGCCAATCTGTAACCTTGATAATTGCGAAGTTGACGTGGCATGAAGAGTGTCTCCGATTGCCTGTCCCTGAAATTGATGCGAATCGATTCCCTCCCATTCGGCTTCCGTCAAAGTTGTCCCGACGTCGATATGTCTTAATTCATCAGCCATTAGTCAATTACTCCTTGAAATCCGCCTCGCTGTATACCGCCTTTGATAGCTTCGGAAACCTTCGCATCAAAGTCGTCCATCCCATATGTGTCGCCCGTCATGTTAACCGTAACATTAAACCCTCCGCTTCCATAAGCATCCGGAACTGGTCGACCATAGTTTCTCGCCCATCGGCTATCCGCCTGTCCAAAGCCTTGATTTTCTTGAGCAATGGTGGCGTCTAATCGTCTTTTCTCTTTCATCGCGAGCGTATCAAATTCCTCGAATTTTGGGAGATCCCATTTTTCGGGTAAGATTTTATTTAGCTTGTCAATAAACCAGTTAAGATATTTCCCAACAGCATTCGCCATCTGTTTCACCCCGTCAGCCATGAGAGACATGTCCCCTGAGAAAACACCTTTGATTAGAGTCCATACCCCCTTCCACAGACCCACAAAACTTTCGATGGTTGTTTTGAAGTAATCCCCTATAAAATCAAATATCGGTATAAAAATATTCTTGAATTTGTTCCATCGCTCCTCACCCATGAGGTCTGTCCCCATATCGTTGATCATGTGTTTGAACCCTTCCCATACGGTATCGAAAATACCCAAAGCCGCAGAGCCGAAATGTCCCCACATTTTTTCGAAATGTTTTTCCGCTTTGTCTTCATCTCCTTCCACGAAAGCCGCCCAAAGTCCCTTCACTAACTCGATCATTCCATTGACCGCCCCCTCCACGATTTGAGAGAAGTTATTCCAAGTCTCCTGCCCGAACTGTTCCGAGATAATGTAGCCCAATTCTTCCCAAAGTTCATTAACCGTTCTCTGCATTTCTTCCCAATCTTTTAACGCCCAATATATCAACCCGATTGCAAGTGCAATTCCGATCAACGCCAATCCGATCGGAGTGGCGAACAAGAACAGAAGGAGCGGCATCAGCAATCCGATTAGCACCATTAACGGCGCAACTGCCGCCGCAATGATCATGCCGAAAACTATGAACTTTTTGGTTTCCTCATCGAGTTCTGAGAACTTTTGGATTAAAGGCGTGAGATGATCGTTTAAAAGGTCTGTCAGAATCGGGAGTAATTCGTTTCCCATTTCGATCTTCGCGCCTTCCGCCGCCGACGTGAACTCTTTCATCTCTCCGGAGAGTCCCCGCATCTGAACTTCGGCGACTTCCTTTGCAGTTCCGCCAGCGTTTCTTAACTCGTCGCGCATATCTCTAAGAGCCTCCGATCCCTGCATAAGCACAGCCGCCATACCTGATCCAGCCCTTGCGCCGAATATATCAATCATGGATGACGCGCTAGCCCCTTCCCTTTCCAGTTGTTCCATGACATCGACAAACGGTTTCAGGTTTCCTTCCGCGTCCATAAACGATAAGCCCATTTTTTTCATTAAGGGAAGGGCTTCTTCGGAAGGACTAATCATTGATCGAATCGCTTCCGCCAACTGCGTCCCAGACTTAGAACCCTGTATGCCAGCATTACCCATGATCGCCATCATTGCCGTTAAATCTTCGAATTCCACTCCTGTCGTCGCCGCGAGTGCGCCAGCATATGTAAAGGAAGTTCCCAACATCTCCATGTCCACGTTGGCACTCGTCATAGCTTTTGCCAAAACATCTGTCGCATGACCGAGTTCCTCTGTCGTCATTCCATAACCTGACATGATGTTTGATGCGATATCCGCGGTTCGTCCGATCTCTAATTGTCCCGCCGCCGCTAAGTTAAGAACAGCGGGCATCGCTCCGAGTATCTCGTTAGTTTTGAATCCTGCCATCGCGAGGAATCCCTGCGCTTCCGCCGCTTCGGTAGCGGCGAACATTGTTGTCCTTCCAAGTTCGCGCGATTGATCTCTGAGGGCGTCCAAGTCTTTTCCCGTTGCGCCGCTCAATGCGCTGACCTTATTCATCGACTTTTCGAATTGCGCCGCCGTGTGAATTGCTGAACCAGCAATTCCCAAAATCGGCATCGTAACGCCGAGCATCATTTTCTTTCCGATGGAACGGAACTGCCCGCCCATCTTTTTCATGCGGTCGCTCGACCTCTTCAACGCGCTGTCGAGGTTCGCTGAATCTCCCTTTATATGTACAACTAAATCGCCGACGTTTGCCATTATCTCTTTGCCTTACTCTCCATCTTTTTTCTGTCGTCCGCCTCTCTCATGAGAGCGAGTTCAACTATCGGAAGAACTGACACGGGTTCTTCCATAATGACCGACGGAGGACAGCCATAACGCTGTGCCATCCCGTCGATCATTTCTGCAACCGATAACTCGGTTGGCTTCGTTACTGGCTGACCGTCCCGATCGCTTCCGCCGCCGACGGTGAGAAACCGTTTCGCGTCAGCCTTGAGACTTCCCCCGACGACGACACTTGCTCCACCCATGCCGTCAAGACAGCAAGCGCGAGAGTAAATGGCAACTGTCCGAACCCGTCTGAATCAGTCGGAATCGAAGTGCCATCGTCGTCGGTTACATCCCAGCTTTGTAGGACGTCAGTTGCAAAAGACTCGAACCCCTCTTGCATTTTTTCTGCGTCCTGCGATGCTAACAAGACCTGAAGGTCAAAAAAGACCTTCAGGGTCACATTACTTTTGACCATGATTTTCATCTCGTCCAATTCGGGTTGCGCCTTGAACGTCAGCAATTCATTAGTCGATCGTAGTTTAAAAGCCATTACGCGACAGTAGTCCAAGTCGGAACAGTTCCGTCGGCTAATTGCAACGTTACGCTCCATGTCAGGGATCGATCATCGCCGAGAGAAATATCATAATTTTCGATTATGTATTCTCCCGCCATCTTTGGGTTGGTGGAAGTATTTCCACCGATCGCAATTGTGACCGTTCGAGCGGTCGTTCGGGTTTTGAAAACATCGTGCGACTTGTCGGTCGCGGCGTTGAAGTATCCTTCAAGTCCGATCGAGCCGTCCTGAAGTCCTCCGATCCTTTCCGGCGCACTCTTGTCGAGTCCCGTTACCTCCAACATGTTTGTCGGAAG